TATACTGGTTCTCCCGTTAGAACTTCACTTAAATCAATCGGTAATCCTCCTGGAACATCTACTGTGAATGTCTCGACAGAAGGTTCTCCAATGCAGTTTGTATTTTTGATTGCGAGTCCTAAATCGGTTAGAGAATGTTCGGCACCCTCATAAGTGAATTCAGATCCTCTGCAAATATAGAATCCGTTTGTGATGTAATTCATTAATAAGCCTCCAGTCTTGCGATATTACCTAAAGCGTTATTGTATTTATAAGCTGTTGCGCCTACGAGTTCTCCAGTATCAAGAACTATAGTGTTTCCGTTTGCAAGCATTGAACTAATACCGTCAAGTCTTCTGTTCATGGAATAAGAAGGGGAGACGGTCATTTCTGCGCTCATTCCTTTAAGTGCATCAGTGAGCTTGTACTTATTCTTTTCAATTCCCTTAGCCATTCCATCAATAAAGTCAGGCATCCACTTTTCATATTCATGGAGCGGGCCGACATCAGGACGAGAGAAGTGAAGATAAGAAGTAATCGTATTAGCTACACCGAGAACCTTATCCCTTAACGCGCCTATTTTTTCAGTTATGCCGTTAATAAAGCCTTGCAACATGTCACGGCCCCAGTTCTTTGCATTAGTAACAATTTCATTGAATTTAGTGGCAATGGTTGTTTTGAGTTCGTTGATTTTTCCGTTAACGACAACCTTCAAATTAGTGAAGATCATTTTTACGTTTTCTGGAATCTGCTTAATCTTGTCCCAGTGTTTATAAATTGTATAAGCCAATACTCCAATGGCTGCAACAACTGCTGCAATAGGGAGAATTGGTCCGCTTATTAAAGCAGTAAGTGCTGGGAGTGCGGCGGATATCGTGCTAACCAACGAAATAACCTTGCCGACAATTATCAGCAATGGACCGATGGAAGCTACAAGACCGCCGATAATAACGATTGTTTTCTTTGTTCCGTCATCCAAATTATTGAACCAACTTGTAAAGCGCTGAACAGCAGATACAACACTGTCAATAACTGGCTTAAGCATTGTTAAGAGAGTCTGTGCGAGTTCGTTGCCTGATACCTTAAGTTGATTAATTGATACTTTGGCATCATCCCAAGCATCTTGGGTAGCCATAAAAGTATTGTTAACGGAACCAGTCGCATTGTTTACGTCATTTGTAGCGTTTGCGAGGTCTGTGAACGAAACAGTTCCAGTTTTAATTGCATTGTAGATTTGGTCACCGCTCTTACCGAATAAATCGTAAGATGCCTGGAGACCATCAACACCGTTTTTGTTTCCTTTTATTGTTTCTTCAAGGTCTTTAAGTGCTTGGTTGAATGGCACACCGTCTTTTGTGGCTGATTTGAGAGCCTTACGGAGTCCGTTCATTACTGTCTCACTGTTAGCACCGCTCTTTTCCAACTGTCCCATAAGCATAGAAGACTGTTGAATATTAAGGCCGAGTTCTTTAAAGCTTGTTGCATTCTGTACAAGGCCTTGTGCTAATTTGTCAACACTAACACCAGTAGCTTGACCGACATAGTTAAGTGCATCAAGGACTTCACCAGTCTTTTCTGCGCTAATGCCATAAGCTGACATCGACTTCTGAACTGAGTCAATTGCGGTTGATACATCGGTTCCGTTTATTTCGGCAAATTGCAAGAAGGATTTTGAAACTTCCTTTAAGTTTTTGCCTGTAAGACCGAAACGTGTATTAACCTCACCGACAGCAGAACCGACGTTGCTCATTTCAACTGGAAGTTCACCAAATAACTCATCAGCAATGCTTTTCATTTCTTCTAAGGCTTCACCGCTCGCACCAGTCTTGGTGATAATGGTGTCATAGCCTTCGTCAAGCTCTTTAGCGCTCTTAATTGCGGCTGCACCGACTGCGGCGATGGCTGCAGAAACGGCCATCATCTTTTTGCCGACTTCTTGCATTGCGTCTCCAACAGCGCCCATCTTTTGAGCCATTCCTGTTGAACTTTCTCCAGTGTTATTAAGTTCTATTTCTAACCCTTTGAGACTGTTTTCAGTTTCTACTATTTCACGTTGAATAGCATCGTACTGGTCTTGAGTAATCTCACCATTTGCAAGAGCTTTGTTTGCATTCTCTGCAGCTTCTTTTAAAGTTGCGAGTTTGTCTTTTGTCTGTGTGATTGCATCAGTTAAAAGCCTTTGTTTCTGTGCGAGCAACTCAGTGTTTTTAGGATCTAATTTGAGAAGCTTCTCAACATCCTTTAATTGAGACTGAGTATTACGGATGTTTTTATTGACTCCTTGGAGGGCCTTATCCAATTTTGTGGTATCTCCGCCGAGTTCAATCGTAATACCTTTAATTCTGTTAGCCAAAGTCTCACTTCCTTTATAGTGCATCTATATCGGCTTGAGTTGCGATATAGTCATATTCGTAATCATCGTTGTGTAGTTCAATGAACATGTCATTGACCATACCAAGTGAGAGATATTCCAGATCGGCAATAGAAATGCCGCTCTGTACAACCCTAAGGAGGTACAAAGCGGTATTAATCTCTCTATCTATTTGCCTTGAGCTTTTTTTGGCCTTGAATTCTGTTTGGAATTGTTAGCCCAAAGCTCTAATATGTTTGGAAGCGCTTGGTAGAAGTCCATCAAATCAAACTGACTTAGCCAGTCTTCCATTGTTCCAATAGTGGAATCAGCTTGTAAAGCCATTGTGTAGGCGAGCCTTGAAATTGTGGTTATATCAGGATTCTTGTCGCTGATCTTCGTAAGATCTGAAAACAAATCGCGCTGATATTCGTTTGAATATTTAATTGGAGTGAAAGCATTCGCACAAATGCGGACTTCCTTATCCCCAATATTGATTAACTTCTCCATAAGCTCCTCCTATTAAATTATTCTACAACAGCAGTGTACCAAGCAGATGTTACTGAACTTGGTGTCTCAGATGTAGTCTTAACGCGAACACGTCCGTCTGTCTCAGGTGAACATGAAAGGTTAATTGTTTCTGTCTTAGGTGTGATGTTGTCCTCTTTAGTCTCTGCAGCTTCTTCTGGTCTTGAAGCTGTGCAGTTATAGAACCAAAAAGATGTAGTTGACTGGTCACCCTTAACATCAAAACCGAGTGCGAAACGAATAGCTTCAGCACCAGTTGACATCTCAGTGAGAGTCTTGTCATCACTATCAAGGATTTCTCCAAGAACTGCTGCGCGGAATTCGTCTGGAATTCTTGCAAGTTCAAGAGAACCGCTGTATCCGTTGTTTGTGTTTACAACGAAGTACTCGATATCGTCAGCATAGAATACGTTTCTTTCGCCTTCAGCTGAGAGTGAAAGAGAAACAGCGCCTGGAAGTGCTACTGGTGTGCCGTATCCTTCTGCGCCCTTAACGGCATAGTGTACGTTTGAGATACCGTACTTGATTTTGTTAGCCATGTTTAAGCCTCCATTATATTTCTATTTGGTAAATGATCATGTAACATTTCTCGTCGTCGAGCCATGTTTCTTCTTTATTCCAAAAGATTTCATAATCATCCAATGTATCTTCAAGATTCATTTCAGTGATAATGTCTTTCGTTTTGGTATAAAGTTCAATTGTTATATCTCTAATTACTGAATAAACTTTGTTATCTGCACCAAAGTTATTAGTGCCAGTCTCCATATAGCAAATAAAAGGTAATTGCTGTTCCGTTTGGAAGCAATTGTAAGCAACTGGGAGACCGGTTTGTTCAAGGATATTCTTCAGTTCAATTAGTTTCATCTGCTTAGTCTCCTTTTAATTTCTTGCTCCAAATAATCTATGGAATTGGATTCAGCTTTTCCAATGTGAGGAAACTTCCTTGTTCTTCCGCCATTTTGCTTAGCGTGTCCGTTTTCCAACAAATGAGTTAATTGGTAGTCCGTTTTGTTGTGGACCACTAACATAACTCTATTTGCTTTTTCTTCAGTCTGTTTAACAGTCCAGCCTTTTGAATAACTTCCCGTTTTAACTGGAGAAGTGCTTCTCAATTCCTTAACAGTCTTTTTGGCTGCGCCTTTAACTGCTTTTTTGAGTTCTTCTCCAACGAGTCCGTAATATTCATTCATTTCCTGGATAAGAGCTTTGTCAAGGTCGTTAACTTTTATGCTCATTGAATCCCGCTCTGTTCTTCAAGATAAAGTTCAAGAGTTTCACCCTTGCCAATATAGGTTCGGTATATTGCATACCTTTTTCCGTTCACCACACAAACCTTTTGACCGTCATATTCGTAACGATTAATAGTAAGCTGAAGTGAAGGTCTTATCCCGCTCTTGCCAGCTGTGAAAAACTCTTCTCTTGACACGGAAGCAATGGAACAGAAAATAGTTGTTTCTGTCTCAATTGCTATTTCTTGACCGATTTCGTCTTTTGCATATGTGTTATTTATCAAAGTGACTTGTGAACTTCTGTCCATATTTAGTCACCTCTGTAAGCCGAACAGGAACGAATCTGCGCTTTCTGTTCATCATAAGATTTCTTTAATCGGTCATATTCTTCTGGAGAACCAAAGTTTACTTTACAGTATGTGATTATTGCCATCTTAGTAAGGGGATCTGTCTCACTTACCGTGTCGGCAACGATGCCAAGGTCAGCCTTAGCAGATGCAATTAATGCTCCGAGTTCATCATCAAACACATCAGTTGAAATTCTCAATGCGAGTTTGACTGATTCAAGCATTCGATTACCCCCTTAAATAATAAAGGGCAGCAGCCGAGGAGCATGGCCACCACCCTTATTAACTAAACTATAAGCTCCTCAGTGTTGCTAAAATTAGCCTTCAGCCTTAGCAACGAGTGTGAATGCCTTACAAGCAACTACACCGAGACCAACATACTCTTTACCGAGTACTTCAACAAGGTCTTCCTTCTTACGTGATAATTCGTCGAACTTGAATTCGATTTCGTCACCGTTAGGGAAGTTAGCAATAGCGCCCTGTCCAAGGTCACCAACGATCATGTATACAGCGCCAGCTTCTGCTGTGTCGAATGCTGGAAGTGAAGCATTGAACTTAACAGCAAGGCCTTCGAATGGATCTACGCCGTAGCCGTTAGCATACTGAACAGCCTTGAAGTTTGCATATGTAAGCTTGTTCATGATGATTACTGGATTCTCAGCTTCATCACTGAGGTTAGCAACTGCAGAAGCAACTGTTCCCATAGCTGGAGCCATAGAAATCTTAGCAGCGCTTGGAGATGTAGATGTTGCAACCTGTGGAAGTGCAGCAATAAGTCTTACAAGCTCGTCAGCAGCCTTCTTAACAATCTTGTGAGTAAGTTCAGCATAGATGTACTGAAGGAACTTCTCACCTCTCATTGACATAACTTCGTCTGAGATAGCAATCCACTTCTTGATGTAAGCTGGGATAATTGTAACGATACCTTCAACGAGTTCTTCCTCAGCAACAGCGCCTGTACCCTCTGTATGAATAACAGCATCTGTACCAGAAATCTCGAAGTTAATCTTTACGTTGCCCTTAAGTTCAACCTTTGAAACAAGTGACATGATGTCATTCTTGTCCCAAGCAGTTTTAACTGTGTCCATAACAACATCAGGAATTGCGATTGTTCCGCTAACGTTCTCTGTAAGGAGTGAACGGCACTCTGTATCGTCACCAGTCTTAATGTAGTTAGCATAAGCGTTCATGTACTCTGCTGAGTTTCTAAGTTCTTTAACGTCCATTTTAATTTCCTCTTTTCTTTCTTCTATAACTGTGCCTTCTCCAGCTGAAACAGCCTCGATAATTGCACTTCTCTTTTCTGCAGCTTCCTTAATCTCTGCTGCGCGAGCATTAAGCTCATCAACTTCTGCTGTGAGAGCATCAAGGTCAGCATCTTCTGCTTTGATTAACTCTGCAATTTCAAGCTTGCGAGCCTCGATATTCTCCATCTGCATTTCACGAATTTCCATCGTTTTATGCCTCCAATTTCAATTTAAGTTCAAGCAACTTCTGTTTTCTTTCACGTTCAAGTCGCTCCGCTTGTTCCATCTCAATCACTCCGTTGAAATAGTCACGTGCTGAAATAGATGTGCCTGGGTTTGCTGGAATCGATACAGCTGATACGTCATAAACTTTCTTAACTCCAGTGATGTTTCTTGTATGAGTTTTCTTGTCATACTCATCAGCTGAAATGGTGAAAGCCCAAGACATTTGTGTAACGAGTCCAGATGCGATATCTTCATACATTTCGCGTGATGCCTTTGTTGAAGATAAATCTGCTCTTACGAAGATGCCCTTCTCGTCCTCTGAAATCTCGAGTGTTCCATTCTTTTGACGAGCAAAGACTCTGCCTTCGTGGTTGTATAAAAAAAGGACATCGGTTTTATCCGCGTCCTTAAGAGCATTCCTTGATATGCTTTCATAATATTTAGTTCCGTCTCCGTCTTCGTACATAAGATAAGGATCATCGAAAGTTGTTGCATAGCCTTCGACTATGTATGACTTTTCTTCACCTTCAATTTGGTCTCTTGCACGAAGTTCAATAGAGCGGTATTCTCTGTTGTCTTTTATCATTTTTTTGCCTCCATTAATAAATTCCATAAATGCGAACTACATAAATATCACTATTTAGTGTTGTGGCAGCAGTTCCGTACAATGAGAAATATTGGTTTACACTTATACTACAGTTCTCAAGTGTGCCACCTATAGGAACACATACAGATGCTTGACAACAGTTAAATCTGTTTCTGTCACCGAAAGACAAAGTAGAGCCTGATGCCACATATTGAGTTTCATAATCTGTCGCGCCGACACCTGTCTTTTTATTCTGTATTGGATAATCAAGAGGAATAATAAACTCTGCCGTTGTTCCTGTATTTGTTGTATCTCTCAAGTATACAAACTTAATCTCTCTAAACTTGGATAAGTCAAGACCTGTAATGTTGTATTTGTCAGTATAGCCGGAATTTCCTGTTGCGAGTAGTCCGTTGTCACTATCAAGATTAGGTGTTATTGTGCCTGCTACCTTGAGCTTTTCTGTCTTGTCATAAATAAGAACAGGCTTTCTTCTGTCAAACTCGTCTTGAACAAAGTCGTAAGTTGCTTTAGTAGTAGGGTAGAACACATCACTGTCCTTGTTTGCTTCAACTCCGGTTTTCTTGTTATCTATCATTTCAAGATTAAGAGAGTTGAATGTAGCACTATTCTTTGATATGGTAGCCGTCTTGTTAGTACTCAAGTCAATGGCATCAACGAAGAAGAAACTGTCTCCGCCACTTGAATGATCATTGAAGTTTAGCCACGATTTTAAACGTAGAATTGAAACTTGACTTGCTTCAGTAACCTTGAGGTATACGGTATGGTTTGAAGTTATTCCGTTGTAGCAATCATTGTAGGCAGAACTTGCTACATAAAGACCTTGTTCATCATAGAATCCTGTTATCCATGTAATAGATGTCTTATCGTCTACATACTTCTTAGTTGCAGCATCATTGTCATTCACTGGAGTGCCAATGTTTTCAAGAACAACTTTGTAGTTAGTGTTCTCAGCTTCACTGTTCGCAAATCCTTGAAGCTTGAGGATTGTTCCTCTGTTGGTGTCAAGTGGTTTGGCAACCAACTTAACGCCAGCATCATAGTCTTCGTCATCAATGTTCAACGTCATGGTTCCGTCAACGTCAACGTTTCCGCTGATGTTTCCACCGGTCTTATCATATTTATTGTTAATGTCTGAGTCTGTGATATATCCAGCATCATTTTCAAATGCTGAAACCTTATCAGGAACAGTAGGAATTTCAGGTATATCGTTTTCAGTGATATAACCGCTATCATTCGTCAGTTCACTGGTCTTAGTTGGAACAGTAGGAACGTCTGCTTTGGTAATATAGCCAACGTCATTGTTAAATGCGCTAACGTCTTCAGGAACAGTAGGAATGTCTACTTCTTTTGCATATCCTTGTTCGTCAACCCATTTCTCCGTAGCATATCCGTTTAGATCCGGAATGTCTTCGGTCTTGGCATAAGGTGTTAAGTCGATTACTGCAGTGTCTCCGTCTACAACTGAAACGTCATTAACAAGGACATCATTAACTCCGCCACCAGTTCCGCCTCCGCTCACGGAACCTACATCTATTTCTTTGCCATTAGTTAGCTTGATGAATAAATGGTTCCTTTTTATGAAAGCATCAGCTACAGAAATAGGGAAGCCAGAAGGACCGCGAACGTATCCGCAGTCAATTACTTTTCCGTCTGTTAACGTGATTATTAAGTGGTCTTTCTTAATCTCAGCTTTAGCAATGCCGACACCATCAATTCCGTTGACTCCGTCTTTACCTGGCAAACCGTCGATTCCGTCACGGCCATTACTTCCGTCACGTCCATCTCGGCCGTCAATTCCGTCTCGTCCGTCACGGCCATTGATTCCGTCGCATCCGTCTTTACCATCAAAGTAATCAACGCCCTTAACTGGTGTGTATCCGTCTTTTCCATCTCGGCCGTCGGCACCAGGTAAGCCCCGCTCACCGCGTGGGCCTTCTTTTTTTGATACTTCACTGACTTCGTTCTGTAGCTTCTGAAGTGCCTTTATAAGTCGAATTTCGGTCATTAATCACAACCCCATTCTGTTTAAAGCTTCTTCAACTACCTTTGCGCGTAGTTCTTCATCGTTATTTTCTTCATCTTCGGTTTCTTCAGTTTCTTCAATAGTGATTTCTTCAGCATTCTTATATTCACCACGAATAACGTAGTCTTGGCCTTGTCCATCTGGAAGAGGAGGAAGGTTCCAAATTTCTCTTACTTCGTCGCGGTTGAGAATGCCTCTGTCTGCCAACTGAGAAGAAACATTCAACTTCTCTTGTGTTGACATGTACTGAAGTCTGTTAGCGGTACAAGCAACAACGTTACCAGTTGCAAGTTCTTGTCTTGTATAAATCATATTTGTGAGAACATCACTTAACTGAATTGCGAATGGTTCAATAGCGCCCTCATAGAAAGCACTCCAAGCATCTCCGTAAGCTTTGTTCTGTAGAACATCTTCATTAACACCAAAGTAATTAAATACATTGGTACGGATTAAATTCATCTGATCAGCATCAATTGTGTAAGGTGAACTTTTAATTTGCTGAATATTATCATAGGTGTTAGGGAATATAAGAACACCGCCAGCACCTTGTTTGAGGTTGTTCTCAGCGAATCTCTGCTGTTCCAATGCTAAGTCCTCAGCGCTTGCGAAGTTAGTCATCTTAGCCATAAAACGGAATGTTGCTGAACTCTTAACACCTTCAGTAATTCCTTGATTCTGCATATCAATTAACTGCATTGTAGGATTAAGAGCGCTGTTGCTTGTTCCAAAGAAGTCATTCTTGTACTGGAATTTAGTCATCACTCCGCACTTGTCCCATTCAACTGCAGCATATTTGTTGTTTTTAAACTGATAACGGAGATATGCTTTTCCGTCATACTCTCTTACTTCGCATTTAGAAGGGAGTACACAGTAAATTCCTTGAACCTCAGCAAACTCATTCAAAATTGGAACAATGAATGCTGTGTTTTCAATATCCAAAATGGTGGAAAGTCTGTAAAGGAACTGTCCCCAAGTTTGGAATTCATTTGGACCTTTTCTAAATCTTCTCTTTAAATTCTGTTGAGCTGGTCCAATTAACTCAACGCGAAGCTTAGATGCGTGTCTTGCTCTCGCATCGGCTGCAGCACGAATTAACTCGGACTCGTATACACTTCCAGCCCATGTTGTAAAGACTGGCTTATATGCGGTTAATGTCTCAAACGTGCCATTGTCTTTGACTGTAATCTTTTGAACTTCCTTCTTCTGAGAGCCGAAGATACTGTCAAAAAGCCCCATCGTATCATCTCCTGTTGTTTGTTAATTGGCTACCGATTTCGTTCCAATACTTTTGTCTAACAGCGAATGCATCCAATAGTGCAGCCACACCATCTATGTGCTTACGTTCCTCTAATTTGATGAGCTTTCTTTTTCTCGTTTCCGTGTCGAGTTTTACAGCAGAATCGAGTAGGTGCATCATCATTAGTGAATTCTCATTGAATTGAAGGACACCGTCATTGACCAACCCTTCAACTTCTTGAATACAAGGAGAAAGGTTGTGACCTTGGTATACATCATCCATATGGAATCCGTATTGTTGCATCTCTTGAACGAGGTACTGTGAACTATAGCGGTCATAACCGATTTTGAGCGGGTAGATTTTGTATTTTTCGATTAGATCCACGAACCATTGGAAACAATCGTGGTAATCGACAAAATTGTCACCGCTTCCAGATAAGAAACCTTGTTGTTCATACAAGGCATAATTTAAGCCGTCACGAGCCGAATTTTCTTCCATTCGTTCGCGCGGCATAAAGAAATGAGAAAACACATGAAGCTTCCCATCTTTTTCAATTACAATGCAACAAGCTGTAAGGTCGGTAGTTTGTGAAAGGTCTAAACCGCCAACACAATAACAGTTTTTAAAGTTGCTCAGTTCTTCGTGTTCCTGAAATGCATTGTTAACCGCAATTGCATCAAGCCAAGCAAGAGAACTGTTCTGTTTTACGTTGCAGTATTTAGTCATGAACTCGGCCTTTTTTGAAAGTGAGCCTTCAGCTACTGCAATTTCTTCGAGCAGATAATCAACTGTTACAGAGACACCAAGATTTGGATTTGATTTCCTTAACTCGTTGATGTCATTCCACTTATCAGGATCATCTACCATATATAAGAAAGGCAACAATCTTTT